GTATAGAGATAAACGATCAACCTCAAGGTGGTGTAGCGGTAGAGTGCGGTGGTCTGGTTTCTAGTGATAAAATCAAGGGTCTTGTTGTACCAGAGCCACGCAAGACGAAGTGGGAACATCACTTAAATAGAATGGCGGATGATTTTGAGACACATGAGTGGTTAAATGTCTGTGGAGATGCCCAGGATGACAAAGTGTCTGACGTTACAGCGCATAGGTGGTTGGGGGAAATGGCTGCGGTTGGGATAGTCAAAAAACTGTCTCATGGTAGGTATAAAAAGACAAAAATGACCTTTTATGAGACAAATTAGGTCTGGGGGGAGGGTATGATAGTTTTGATAGTTTTGATAGTTTCAAGCCTCCAAACTATCAATACTATCAATAATAAACCCCCTTCACCCCCTATTTTCCACCTTTTTAGTAGAATTTTTGGGGAAAACTATCATTCAAACTATCATTACCCTTACCCTGTAGATATAAATATAAGAATACCCTGTGCCAGATAATATAAAAGACCCTTTAAGCAGTATTATAGATAAGTTAGATCTGAAGTTGACTGACCCTTTGTCAGATGATATAAAAGAGTATCTAAGTGATAAATATCATCACAATCAATGCAACTTAGGTAGGCCAGAGCTTGATTATTACTGTATGTTAGCGTATAAAGATGAGAACGATACGCTCTTATGTGGTGCTATCTTGAATTGGTCAAAGCATCTTCAGGTAGAGGGGCTGCGTAAGTGTTTCTTGCTTATGAAGTATGAGCATAAGTTGGCTGAGGCGAATCGTAGGCGCAAGGGTAACTTTACAGGCCCTAAACACAAGAAGCTTAATAGATAGTTACTTTTTTAATTGTTTTTTATCCAATCTTCGCATTCTTTTATTTTTTTAAATAGTGACTTAAAATCTTCCTCGTGCCACTTATCCCACCCCCAAGTTTTTGTATCCACTATCCAATACCCTTCACCAATATATTTAATTAATTCAGCTTGGAATCCATCGTGAGTAATTTGATCCCCTGTTTTATATTTCATTATTTACCCTTTCTTATTAATTATAAAGATACCCTTTGTAAAATAATATAAAGATCGATTGCTCTATTTACGTCTAATTTTCATTTTTACATAGGTAGCTAATGCTGATAATCCACTTATTGTGAATATCATGTGTATTAATCCATGTGGCTCTCCACATAGACCTAGTAAATGTTTTATAGTTTCAATCATTCTACCTCGCCTTCTAGTTTTTCTGCCCACCATTTTGGAATACAATCATCGCAATACATACCATTTTCCCATTCAATCATTGAATAAAGCTGAGGTAAATCGTCATCATCAAACGACCCATCTTTTTTACATATATCGCATTGTAAAACATCTTCCATCACTCCACCTCACTTTCTTTTATTAACTCAACTTGCTTGTTATCATATAGAGTCCAATCCACTCTATCTTCATCACTACCTTTATCCCAGGCGCTTATGCCTTTCATCGCAGCCGAATTCTCGATATAATAAATCCTACCCTTTATAGTAATATATAAAGAACAATTACTACGAATATCGACTTCAATATCCTCATGTTTTATTAATGTCAAAACAACTCCTCTTTCTTGAACCATTTTTCAGATTCTTTTTCATTCTCGAAATACAAAAAACCATCTAAGAGATTTTCAAAGTTTGAAACCCATCCTAATTGAAAGGCATTATTTACTAGCCACTCATCAGATGTATTCTTGTCATCCTCTCCGTAGTCATCCTTCCTTAGTTTTTCTACTAGACCTTCTTCAGTTTTATAAAACTTCATCACTCCACCTCGCTTTCTTTAGGTTCATAAAAACCATCACTATCTAAATATATTTTTATATTTCCCGTACTACCCCCATATTGATTAATCATATGATATTTCTGCGGATAATGTTTTTTATAGCTGATGTGTCCTGTCTTCTTATTCTTTCTTTTAACATAAAGACCTTCAACCTCATATTCTTTTTTAACAATATATTCTTCACCATTCCACTCTTTATCTTGTTTGTATTTCTCAAGACTTTCTTTACACTTTACATGAACTTCAGAATGATCAGTAATTCTATCGTTATCTGTATCTATTCCCATTTTATTTTTTAAATAGCCTTCAATTGCCTCAAGAACATCCCAATTATCTAGTTTTATTTGTAGCATTTTACTTTCTCCTTTTATTATTAAAATCTTTTGACCCTTGCCGCTTAAATATAAGTGACCCTTGCTGTTGATATATAAGAATCAAACTCTATTCCTTAACTAACAAAACCCAATCTTCATACGGCTCACCTAACCAATCTGTGTAATATCCATAACCATTTACTTTTTCAAATTCCTCCTCATATTGCTCTTTAGTATAGTTCTCATTAAAAAAACATTTTTCTGAGCAATATGTATCCCAATCAGGACTAACAAAACCATCCCACATACCTTCGCCGCATTCTTCACAAACTCGCGGAGCAGACTTCTCTTCACAATATTCAACACCATCAATTATAAAGCTCATTCGTACACCTCACTTTCTTCTTCATTTACAAAAATAGTTACTTCGTATTGCGTTAATCCATCTTCTTTCCAGGTGTATTTATCCTCAACTCTATAAACAATATCATTGTCCTGAAATACCTTCTCAACATCATCTAGGGTTAGTTTAGTAGAACTCATTCGTACACCTCCTCATAATCTGCATCAGTAAACAACTTACCTACACAGGGCGTACAATATGTATGGTCATCAGCCCCAGTAGGCATTTCATTTTCATCACATTCAACACAAAGCTGAATATCGCAATTCATACATTCGTGTACATCCCAACTCTGTATACTGCATTTACTACATATTAATCCATCCATTATTTTACCTCCGAATACTTTTTGCTTAGTTCTTCATAGTTTTTAATAATATCTAACCATTGTTGACGGCTAAGGTCTGTCATCTCTCTAGCTCTTGGGTCAAACATATTAAAATCGCTTGTTGTTTGAACTAATACATATTCTGCAAATTGTTCTTTAGTTATGCTATTACTACTCATAGTATTTCCTACTTTCTGTTATTATTAAAAAAATCTTTTGACCCTGTCAGTAAAAATATAAGTGACCCTGTCAGTAAAAATATAAGTGACCCTGTAGCTATAAATATAAGTGACCCTGTAGCTATAGATATAAGTGACCCTGTAGCTATAGATATAAAAATAAGCATTAAAAATAGCTCTTAACTTTGAGTCCGCTATTCCAGGAAATAATAATATTTTTAGCTCTTGGATATAGTATTTTAATTAATAGTTTTATAATAAATATTTTCATAGTTAAGCCTCGTTTATATATTCAAATTGTGGTATTAATTCGGTGCGCAATTCCATAGCCTTTTTAAAAGCCTCGGACTTGCTGCAAGTTTCTAGAATTAGCGTAGTTATAAGCCGTTTTTGTTTTGATTGTATACATTCACGCACTTCATAATAATTAATACCGTAAATATATTTTTTGCGTATTACCTGTATTTTATTCATTTTCTAACCTGTTATTTAATGGATTAAAATATTTGACTGTTTTAAGTATTTGCGACCAATTCGCGCCACTTTTAGCGCTTATTTTATAACGGCCGTCACTTTGTTTAGATACTTTAAAATCGCTTAATTTTTGTCCAAAAAAACGCATTGTATCATCGCTAAAAAAATACGGTGCTGTTTTAAGTGTTCTCTCTTTTATTTCTTGTATAGTCATTTTTTTATTCCTTTTATTGTTTAATGAATTACTAGGCCAACGTTGTTTGAATTATTAAACCATCTAGTGGCATATAAATCAAATTGTGAACTGTCTTTATAATTAGCTTTTTTCAAGTCTTCAAGGGATCTAAATATTTTTGTGTGCCTGTCTTCTGTTTTGTTAATGAATTTTGATTGTTTGCCACTATCAGAAAATATAAAATCAAAGTTTATTGGAATTGATTTAAGCGCTTTAATCATAGTTATATTATTAGTATATGAATAAAACCGAACGGTTGGATTTTGCTCGGCTATTTTAAACCACTTTAAAAGGTATTGTTTACTATAATAATCGCCGCTGTCATGTATTCTAATATATTCGGCCTTTTTATCTTTTATATCTTGATTCATTAATTGAATAAATGAATCTTTTAAACTTGCTTTTAGTTTTAATTCACTCCATTTACTAGCCATTTTATACATGCCTTTTCTAGCGTAGCAAAATTCTATACAACTATCGGCCATTGGACACGTCACCATTCCGCTTTTAGATTTATAGGCTGGAATAGAAAAATTAAACAGGCGTACATTAAAATGCTTTCCTGTCTTTTTTATCTTAGTGTTTTGTGTTAATAGATTCATTATTTATTATCCTTAGTTTTATTATTAAATAAGTTCATTATGCCACAAAAAATCGCATGGCATAACATCGCTGTAATAATTGCAATTATAAAATCATCGCTTAAATTCATATTAAATCCTTGCCGCGTTATTGTTTAATTCATTGACTTCCATCACTTGAACATTATCAAAAAACTTTGATTCAATTGCACGTTTCGCAAACTCTTCAGCGGTTGCCCTGTCTTTAAAATTTCCATTCTGTTCACGTGGCATTATAATTTGAAAAGTTTTGTCAAACTTATTAACAACTAATACTTGAAATTCTTTATTCATTATATTATTCCTTTTATTTGGTTGCTTGTCATGGTTATATAATACATAATAATTATATTAAATGCAATACTTTATATTACATTAACTATTAATAACCCCTTATATATATAATTTTTTTAAGTGCGGCCAATCAAACACACTTAACCGAGTAAACTGCATTTACGATTTTTACGATTGAATTTGCGTATTATCTACCGATTATATATTTTTGCCTCAATGGTATGCGAACAAATGAATCTATTTAAATTAAAACCAGGGTTTTTTATTGTGAATAAAGCCGAGCCACAAGGACAGATTTTTGCCTGCGACATACATCGCGCCTAAAATTTTTTTTTATTTTTAAGCACCAACATATGTTACAATAATGGACTGGCCAATAATCACCGAAGCTGACTACGAAAGACTTATCGAATCCATTGATCTTGGTGATGAGTTCTTTCGCAAACTAGCGATCTTCCGCTCTGGACTCATCGAGCCACATATGAGGCATTGGCAACTCTCGGCTCACGAAGCCTACGACAACTTATCCGAGCGTGAACTTCAGGTCTTCAAGATGCGCTTAAAATCACACAGCTTCCCACTCATAGCAGAAAACCTGGAAATATCTGAATCATCAGCCAAAACCTACTGGCGCAGAGCCATACGCAAGTGCTGGGTTCTTTTTGATGTAGTCTAATTCATAGTTTTTGAAAGACTATAGGAATCTTATGGACAAAAAGAAAAAACTAGGCAGACCCAAGCTAGACATCGATGCTGAAAAAGTAGAGATGCTCGCAAGCTTTGGTTGTTCTACGGTAGAAATAGCAAAGCTTCATAATTGCGATGAGCAAACCATTCGCACACGCTTCAAGCCAGAGATACAACGCGGTAGAGAAAGCATGAAGATCAAGCTACGTCAGCTTCAATGGAAGACTGCCGAGCAAGGCTCAAACGCAATGTTGATATTTTTAGGGAAACAATATTTAGGTCAAAGTGATCGTAATGAACTAGAACTAGTAGGCAACCTTGAGGGATTACTCAAAGAGTGTGGCTACGAAGATTCACCCATTGAAAAGAAAAGTATTAAACAAACAGAAGCTCTGGAAAGCCCTAGAATACTCGCCTAGCCCTAATCAACTTTCCGTACATAATTCGACAGCACGCTTTCGAGTGAACGTACAGGGAAGAAGGTCAGGCAAAAGCTATAGTGCTGCTAAAGAAATCTTGCCCTATATCCTTACTCCGAATACTCGGACATGGATAGTTGGCCCAACGCTTGATTTAGCAGACAAGATTATGCGAGAGGTCAAGGTAGACATCATCACAAAGCTCAGACTTCCGATCGCATACAAGAAAGAGATCAGCGGTGCAGTACACTATATGAAACTAGCTGGTCTAAACAGCGAAGTATCGGTCAAGTCAGCAGACAGACCTGAGTCATTAGTTGGTGATGGTATAGACCACTTAGTAGTAGAAGAAGCAGCAAAGATAAGGAAAATCGTATGGGAACAGTATCTCAGACCAACACTAGCCGACAAGCAAGGCTGGGCGCTCTTTACAACAACACCAGAAGGATACAACTGGGTATATGATTTATGGCAACGCGGAAAGTCGGAAGAATTTCCAGACTGGGATTCCTGGCAACACCCAAGCTGGGAGTCTCCATTTTTCAAAGATGACATTGAAGAGCTAAAGAAGACACTTACATATGAAACATGGCAACAAGAGTTCGGAGCGCAATTCACCAGCTTTTCAGGGAGGGTTTTTCCATTTGATCGCACCATACACATCCAAAAACTCAAGTATAACCCAGATCTTCCAACCTATGTGGGTATCGACTTTGGATACCGCACAAGTGCAGCAGGATTTTTTCAAGTTGAACAACATCCAAGTAAAGATAAGGTCTATCTAATAG